TGTATTACTATCAGTACTGAGGTTTTCAAACCCTTTTAATATATACACTCCGTACTTCTTCCCGTTAAACCAAATACTATTCTCATCTTCGCTGAATCGGATGCTGTCAAACGTTTTCTTGTCCTCCTTCGACATCAAACCGTCCTTGTCCGCAGAGGCCGGATTTGAGATTTCCGCAATCTTGTCATTCAACACTTTACCCTGTGCGGCCGAAAGAGCACTTTCTTCATTATCAGAATTCAGGTTGTTTATGACATTGGGGACAACTACTAAGGTTTCAAGGGATATTCTATCTGATGATATTGAGTATACAAAAATGCCATTGCCTGCATTTATATAAAATCCAATAAATCCATCAAGCTTGACGATTCCTGCAGGAATATATGCTATAATCCCATCATATCCAATTGAAACTTTTGCAATTACGACTTTATGATTTACGGCTTCCACAAACTCATCCCAATTCCCTACAATAGATTCCACGTCTGTTGTAGACCAATCTTTTGTCGTTTCTAAAGCTCCCGGTAAAATGTAAACTACGTTTCCACTCACATACTCATTGATTCTCTCCAACAGCACATGCCCGTTCCGCTCACCATCCTGGAACGGGATGCCCTCTTTCCCCGTCAGCTCCGTGCGTTCCGGGGTCTGCAATATGGTTTTTCCTTCTACTGCCATGACTACTTGTGTCTTAATTGTTTCCTTACTGTCCTTCTTGTCACCTCCGCCATCATCACGGGGCTTCCGTCAGCCCAAAGCCAAGCCTTGCCTTCCTCCAAGAGCAGGGCGTTGCCGACAAGCTCATACGGGTCCCCGCGCCCTATGATGCCGGAAGAATTGGCGCGGGTCGTTCCCAACCCCGCCATGTTCAACCGTGAATAGTTCATCCTCTCCATCATTCCGCCTCCCTGATAGTGCCCTTCGTCACTTCCGTCATGCTTTCAATCCTGATGTGCATCGGATAAACGCCGTGTCCGAAGCACCAGTCTATGAACTGTCCGGGATTGTACAACGTGTTCGGCAGGATGCACGGCACGAACGTCCCCTCGTCCGAACTCCGCTGCGAGATGTAAAACCCTCCGCCTTCCTTCCGTTCCAGATGGAGAGCATAGTCCGCGTTCACCGTCTCTTCCGCCACATACCTGTCACCCTGTAGGGTGAAATTCAAATTCCTGAGTGCCATGTCACTTTTCCTCCTTCTTTACTGTATTATTATCATGTTCCCTTTGAAACAGAAGCTCTGCCGCCATCTTGGCTATCTCGTCCTTGTTGTCGATGATTACCCTCATCGTCTTCTCCGCCTTCCGGAGTTCCTCCTTCTGCCATGATTTCTCCCTTACCGACACGAACTCGCAGAAAATGCAGTAAGCCGTCCACAACATCGAGAACACCGGTATGGGAACCACCACGCAGCACAGGATGTCGATGAAGCACAACGTCAGGAAAGGCGTGAAGTACTTCTTTGCCTTCGTGGCCGTCTTCTTGTACCCCGTGGAAGTCCGCGCCTCGCCGCGTTGTTTGGCCTTTTGTACCCCAGAGACCAAATCCACGGCCATTGCGCCTATCGTGGCCGCCACGCATAATGCTATCAGTATGATGTGGTTCATCATGTGATTTTCTATAAAATCAATAATCACTTTTTCCATTACAATGCTTTTTTATAATTAATGCCAAAGCCCCCGGTACCACAAGACAAGCCACCTGAAAAACAGGTAAGGCAGGCATCGCTGCCTTATACCCGTTGTTTCAATAGTCAGGCAGAAGCATCTTCCTTTATCTGTTTCACTATCTGTATGGCATCCGACACGTACTTCGGAAGCTCGTCGCTCTCCGGGAAGCTTGACATCGTGTAAGAGCCGTTCTCGTAATAGATGTACCCCACGTTCGTTTCCTGCACGCCTTTCCGCATGCCGTCCTCCATGGGAAACTCCACTTCCTCCACCTTGTTCACCGAGGCGTTCACGCGTACCAGTTCCTTTCCGTCCGTCTCATACTCGATGTTGTACTTGGCATTTGCCGTCGTGGCCTCTCCGTTGTAAATCACTCTCGTGCTGTTTTTCTTAATCTCCATAATACTTTTTTTTAATTAATGAATAATATTATTTGAATTTAGCGTATTTCTTTCCACCGGATGTTCCCTCAATCATGCCCTGCTTATGGTCAGCACATTGTTTGACGATGTATATTTTGCACCGCCAGGAACGAGCAAGAGCCACACGATGTCAGGAAGCGTGCTGCTTTGTCCTGTCTGGTAGGCATGCCATCTTGCCGCGTCCACAGAGTTTGGCACGGCCACGAGTTCCACGTACGTGCAAGAGGTGCTCACGACAAGCGAGGTGTAGTTTTCCACCCCGTTGTAGGAAATTTTAGCTCCAGACGTTTGCACGCTGCTCCCGCTGTATATGTAGAGGTGCGTCCCCAAGTAGTCCCCGGATGTGGGCAATGTCACAGTTCCACGCGAACTTCCGTCCCTTGTGGGGAAACAGAAGAAGCCACCCTTCTTCAATACGTCCCTCGTCACCGTGACGCTGTTATTGTTGGGGTCTATTTGCGGAACGGTCTTCATGTATCCCGAGAACTCACCGCTTCCTATTTTCAGCACCCCGTCTGCGTCCACGCTTGCCGTTACATCCCCGGCATTGTTCCGTATGACAAACTGGTCGCCCGTCACGGTGATTTTTTTGTTCACCACGTCTATTCCCGTGGCAAGTTCCCCGTCACGTTTGCCTTCAATGAATGAGGTGGGAGGATCTCCAGTCAAATCCCCCTCAAACACCATTATCCCGTCAAAGTACAACGTGCGGTTTGTTGTCTGTCCCGCCGTGCCAAGCCGGAGTACAAGGAACTTACTACCGCTTGGTGCTGTCACCTTGTATGTTTTCCTTGTCCATGCCGAAGTAAATGCAGGTTGAAATGCAGTGAAGCCCGCAAGTTCAAGCTGGTTGTTTGTTGAAAAGTAAGCCCCTGTAGCACCACCGCTTTCTGTGAAAGAGGATGTGGCTCGTATCCACATGACTATGGTATATAATTTCCCGGCAACAACAGGTACCTGTGCACGGCCTAAATATACCCATGAGTTCCCCGTTTTACACTGTATTTTCAAACTTTTACTGCCATGTATATGTGAGGAACCGTCTATCGAAACAGTGCAATTTGACAGGTTCTGATTGGAAAGCCCACCGTATTCAAAACTGCCGTCAGGGAAAAGGTTGTCCGGCCAGATGCTGCTCACCTTCAAGGAAATCTTGCTCGTCGTCTGCTCCAAGGTGGATATTTTTCCATTTGCCGTGCTGATTTGGCTTTTAAGGCTCGAATCCGTCTGTTCCAACGTCGAAACCTTGCCGTTAAGGCCGCTCACCGTGGTTTTCAGGCTTTCGGCAGTCTGCTCCACAGTGCTCACCTTTTTTCCTAACGTAGTCTCCAAACCGGTCAATTCGTCTTTCGTGGAATACGTTTTTTGCACCGTGCTCAAAATGGAATCTTCTTTTTGCTCGATTTCCGCATGCACCTTTTCATAAACATCCACTGCGTCACCCACAATAGGGACTTCCTGCATCATTATGATATTACTCCCGTCATAAAGCCAGAACTTTATGGAGGTCGTCGTAGAAGTAGGGGATACCGTTACCGAGCTTCCGTTTGCGGCGGTCTGCACGCTTCCGTCCGTGCCCACACGTTGGTATTTCAACGTCTTTTCAGTAGTTGTCGCCCTCGCGTCGCTTCCTGTCTGTTTGTATTTCGTACACGTCACGGACGTTGGGGTAAGCTTGTTATCCCACGACTTCTTCACGATGGCCACGGAAGGCTCTATGGTATAGAACACGGCATCGGCACCCGGGTTCCCTTGCTGTCCCTTGTCGCCCTTGGCACCCGTCGCACCCGTATCACCTTTCGCCCCCGTTATGCACACGGGATTTGTTTCCTTGGAGCTGCCATCGGTATAGGTTACCTTCGTTTTGCTCCACATGTACTTCCCGTTTACCCATGCAGGAGCTGTCGTTGACCAACTCCCACCAGACAAAGAAGTAGCAGAAGTGGAGAGGTAGTAAAGCACATCGACCGAGGAAACGCCCTTTCCTGCCGCCCCGGTTGCACCCGTCGCCCCCTTGTCGCCCGTCGCGCCCTTGGCCCCCGTAACGCACACCGGGCTTGTAGTGGTGCTGCTATTATCGGTATAGGTTATCACGGAACGCGTCCACATGTACTTGCCGTTCGCCCATGCAGGAGGAGCGGTCACCCATGAGCCGCCCGACTGTGCCGTATTGGAAGTGGACAGATAATACTGCTCAACGATGCTCTTGACACCTTTCCCTGCCGCTCCCGTCGCGCCAGTGTTACCCTTGAAAGCCACGGAAAAAGAGAAATTCTTCGTGAAGGTCTTACCGTCTACGGTAATGGGTACGGTAAGCACTCCCTGTCCGGTAGTCAACGAAGAAGTGACGGACACCGTGAACGAGGCCGATGTGGTTCCGTTGCTTGAAATGCTCGTGGACATTCCCGATGGTGCTCCGGTTATGGTACCAATCGTTGCCGCAACCCTTGTGGCACCCTTGTATGCGATTACCTCACATTTCGTGGATGCGGCGATGGCCGCGCTCGTCGTCCCTTGGAAGGCATGCGATTCGTTGCCAAGGATTATGGTGTAGGCATCCGCGCCATTCTTACCGGCGGCACCGTCCTTTCCGTTCGTACCGTTCGTGCCGTCCTTGCCATTCGTACCGTTGGTACCCGAAGAAACCTTGGCTATCGTGATTTCGTCATATACACCGCCCGAGGTACAACGTATGGTAACAGACTTCGCGCTGCCCCAAACCGTCGAATTGTTGTGTGCCAAGGCATAAGTCTGAGAAGTGGCCCCCGATATGTTTGTGAAAGAAGACTGGCCTGCCTGCTTGTAGCTCCACTGGTAGCCGGATGTACCCGTGAGGGTGGCCGTCAGCGTAATGGAGGTAGGAGTGGGATTCCCTGAAAAATTGTTGGCATATACAAACACTTGGTCACCGGCCACCCTCACGTACTTGGCCGCCGTACCGTCCGTGCCGTAATAGCTCACGGAGTACACCGTAGTAGGGTCGCTCTTCTTGTATGTCGTCACCGTTTTCGTCCAAAGGTATTTGCCTTTCTGTGGTGAAGGGACAGTTGCGCTCCAACTTCCCGTCGGAGCCGTCGTGCCCGAACTGCCTACTTGGTAAGTATTCGATACCGAAACGATACCGTCACCGTCAGCACCTGCCGGTCCCGTATCCCCCTTGTCTCCCTTTGCCCCGTTGGCACCCATCTTGCCCACACTGTACGAAGTGGATGTGGCATTGTCCGTATAGGTGATTACCGTGCGCGTCCAAAGGTACTGGTTGGCAGCCACGGACGGGACGGACGCGCTCCATGTACCCGTGGGAGGCGTAGTCCCCGAAGTGCTCGCTTGGTAAGTCACGGCGGTACTCTTGATGCCTTTCCCATCCGCACCGTCGTCACCTTTGAACTTAGACCACGTGTAATCCGATGGAGTATTGCTTTCCGTGGCCGTAATCTTGTTTACTGCTATGCCGATGTACTGTGTCGTGGATTTGGGAGTGTCATACATCCCGCTGCCCGTCGAGTTATCGGAATACTTAATCCATGTATAAGTGGTCTTTCCGTCAGCCCCTTTTGCCCCCGGAACGCCCGTGTCGCCCTTTTCGCCTTTGATAAGTGACCATGTATAGTCCGAAGGGGTGTTGCTTTCCGTGGCGGTGGTCTTGTTATAAGCAAACCCGATATAGGTCTTTCCGGTGGGCGAGTTGCTTATGCCCGAACCGGAAGCGTTGTCCGCATAGCGTATCCAAGTATAGCGGGGTGTCCCGTCAGCACCCTTTGGACCTTGTACACCCTGTGGACCAGTATCACCCTTATCCCCATAAGTACCGATAATCACCGGACTGCTCGTATATTTCGTATCATTGGTGTAAGTCACCACCTCATAGTTCCAAAGATACTTCTTGGAAGATGAAGTAGTCTGCACCGAAGTCGTCCATCCTGACGTTGAAGTTGTCACCCCGCTCGATGCCGGAGAGGCCAAATAATATTCCGTGATGGACTTGATTCCCACACCCGTCGCCCCGGTATCCCCCTTGTTGCCAGTATTCCCATATACGCCTATGACCCTCTTCTTGGTCTCGCTTGTCGTGTTGTTGGTATAGGTAAAAATTTCATAATTCCACAGGTAACGGTTCGTTGTGGTCATTGTCGGTACCGTGTCGCTCCACGATGTCGGAGCATTGGTGTTCGATGCGGATACGGCATACTTGTTGGTTATGGACTTGATGCCAACTCCGTTAGTGCCGTTTATTCCGTCCGCACCGGCCTTTACCTTGAATACGGAGAATACGGCTGAAAGGTCCGTCTTCCCGCCCTTCTTGGCCGTGACCGTCACAGTGCCCGTGTCCGCACTCACTCCCGTGACCGTGATTTGCCCCGTCGATGAGTTCACGTTTCCCGAGCATCCAGAGAATGCACCCGTGAACGCCCATCCCGTATCCGGTTCGGTGCCATAGTATACCGTGGCCTTGCTGCTTGGGAAACCGCCAGTGACGTTCCCCGAAGCGTCGCACGATACCGGCCCGCTGTCGCTGCTCAAATCAAGAAGGTAATGCCCCGCACGCGCCGCATCCTCAACCGCCTGGTTCGCCTTGTTCGTCGCATCGTCCGCAGCCTTCTTGGCCGCAGCGGCAATCGCATCGAGTATGGTCTTCCGCGCATCGTAATAGGCTGATATGTTCGAGTAGTCGCTCCCCACCGTGATATATTCCGGTGAAGAAGCCGTATATTTCGTAAGCGCGGCCGAAGCCTTGTCGTATGCCGCCTTGTATGCCGTAGTCGATACCGAATAACGCGCCGCGTTGGCCGTAATCTCGCCGTATTCCGAACGGATGTCCGCCTGCTGCTGTTTCAGGGCTGTCTTTTCGATGGGGGATATGAGGTTGTCGCTCTTGATGTTCGTCAGTTCCTTGTTGGCATTCGTGGCATCCGTCTGCGCCTTCTTGGCCGCTTCCGCTGCGTCATCAGCCGCCTTTTGCGCATCCTCTATCATGCCGTTCACGTCCTCGATGGCGGGTGTCCACGCGGTGGCAACATTCCCTTTTTCGAGTTTCAGGTTCTTGAAACAGATGTAACTTACTTTATTATAAGAAAAGTACAACACTTGCGAACCTTTTTTCGACAGGTCGTTTGTTACAAGCTTTAACACGACGTGTTTCCTCTTGTTGGCCTCAAAACTGAATGAAGGACTATTGGTAAGTTTTCCCGTAGCATTGGAGCCCATTATTGTGGCTGATAATGTATTTGATATATTGGACAATACATCAAAGCTCAGCATGTAGGTGGTATTGGGTTCAAGCAAATCCAATGTGCCATTCAAATTGTAATAAATGATACTCCATGAGGATGGTTCTTTGGTAAGTTCCAACTTCACACCTTTTACCCCCTCGTCAACCCACTCGGAAATGGTGAAAAGCGTATTCCCCTCATTCGTGTTTGCGTACCACCTCTTCTTCCCTTGGTTGGTCTCCATGAGGATATTCCGTCCCCCGACTTCAATCCCCGCCACCACCTTGTCCGCATACGCCTTCGCCGCGTCCGAAATGGCCGTCAGGGCGGCACTCTTCTGCGTATAGTACGCCGTGCGCTTCGTGGCGAAGTCCGAAGGGATGGCCACGGTCTCGGAAGAAGAGGACACCACGATGTTGATGGCCGTCCGGTAGTTCGTGTAAGCCGTGTTGTAAGCCGTGGGGGTGCCAAGTCCGTATTTCGTGTATCCCTCCGTGACCTGCGCCTTGTCCCCGTCGATGCGGGCAAGCTCCTCCTTCAGCTGCTTCTTTTCCGAAGGGGAGAACTTGCCATCGGCAGCCCATTCGTCCATGCGCCCCTTCTCGGCATCCACGTCCGCCTGTGCCTTGTCGGCGGCGTTCTTCGCCGCAGCCGCGTCCTCTATGGCCTGCGAGGCGTTCTCCGCCGCCGCGTCAGCCGCCTCTTGCGCGTTGTCGGCCAGTTCCTTTGCCTTTGCCGATATGGCATTCAGCAAGTCCGTGCGTGCGTCATAGTAAGCCTTGAACTTCGCCCTGAACTCCGTGCCCGTGATGTTGCTCGTGGAGCTTAAATCTGACAACAGGGGTGTGACATACGTGCTCAAAGCCGTGTATGCAGAGCCGTAGGCTGTCTTGGATACTCCGAACTTGTCAGCCGAAGCGTCGTTTTTCGGCTTCTCGGAAACTATCACGTCCCATTCCTTCTTGGCCTGCTGTTTCTCCTGCGCCGTAAGCTTGTTGTCGTTGGCGATGTCCGAAAGCATGGAGTTCGCCTCGTCGGCATCGGCCTGGGCGTTTTTCGCGGCCGTGGCCGCATTGTCTGCGGCAGTCTTGGCCTCTATGGCCTTCCTGGCCGCCTCGCTCGCCGATTCTGCCGCTTCCTCTGCCTTCGCGGCAGCGTCGTCTGCTGCCTTTTTCGCCGCGTCCGACGCTTCCTTGGCCTTTGCGGCGATGGTATCCAATATCGTCTGCCGTTCGGAATAATAGGAAGAGATGTCCGAATAGTCGGATTCCACGGTGATGTATTCGGGAGTGGAGGCGGTGTATTTGGTAAGCGCGGCATCGGCCTTTTTGTACGCGGCCTCATAGTCCGCCACGCTTATGGAATACTTTCCGGCCTCCGCCGTTATCTGCCCGTGTTCCGCCTTTATGTCGGCGTGCTGTTGCTTCAGCGCGGTTTTCTCCACCGGGCTTATCGTGCCGTCGGATTTCAGGTTGTCCAGTTCCGTGTTGGCGGCTTGTGCTTCCGTCTTGGCTTCCCCTGCCGTGGCGGCGGCTTCGTCAGCGGCTTCCTGTGCCGCATTCGCGGCCTCCGCGGCCTCCCGTGCGGCCTCTGCCGCCTCGTTGGCCTTAGTGTCGTCCGTATAGCGTGAGGCAAGCTCCCAATGCGAGATGGAGAAAGCCTCATTCTCTTTCTTGGCGGTCTTGCAACGCAGCAGGTCGTCCTTGTACGTCTCCCCGTAAGTCGCGTTCACCCAAAGGTCGCCCACGTCGTAAGCCTGCCCCGTGGTGGGTTGGCTGACGAAAACCCTGCGTTTGCCGTCTGCCGTGTCCTGTGCCTTGGCCGCTGCGGCCAAAGCCTTTTCCGTAGCCGTGTCCGCGATGGCTTTCCATTTCCACGTGCTGCCGTCTTTTACCCACTTCCAGCTCTTGCCCGTGCTGATGTTGGTATAGGTGTCGTTTGAATGCGCCTGTTTCTGTTCTTCGGTGGTCCACTCGTTCGCCGGGTAGTTGGAGGTCGTCGGGTCGGTTTTTTCAAAGTAGCTTTCTATCGCGCCGTCAATCTGGTCCTGCAAGTCCCCGGCGGTCTGCTGTAGGGCGGCGATGTAATTCTGCTGCTCCGCCAGACGCTCCACCGCGTCCTCCACCTTGCCGCTCACTTCGTCCACTTTGTCCTGTACGTCTCCCACCGAACCGTCGATGTAGTCCTTCACGGATTCACCGCTCGACCATTTGAACACGTCCGCGATGATGTTCACTTCCTTGCGCGAGAACGAGACAAACTCCTTCCCGTCCAACTTGTAAGAGTTGATGCCACGGTACATCTTGATGTAAGGCGCGTCGTTCCCGTAAGCCGCAAGGATGATGGCCGCCTGACGGGACGCGTCATTCCGGTTCCCCAACTGCACGATTTCGTCACCGGCGGCGGGAACCGTGCTGCCCGTGTCACAGTCCGTCTTCGAGAGGTCGATGTAATCGTCACCCACGCCCGTCACCAGACGCCAGTAGTAAGTGTTCTTCACGTTCTCGTTCACACCCTCCTTCACGTTGAACGTCTGCGCACGGGCAAAGTCACCCACGACAAACTGGTTCTCAACCGTCTTCTCACCGTCCGTGGCCGTGAAATGGCAGCGGTAATAATCCCCCTTGTCTTCCACCTTCACGCACGACATGGAGGCAGGCGTCAGGATGATCTGTCCTCCCACGTGCTTGATTTCCTGAATCACAAGCTTGATGAACTCGGCCACCTTGCGCACAAGCATGCGGTCAACCTCAATATAGGAATCCCCGTTCTCGTCCATTTTCAGGCACAGCCCTGTGCCCAATGCCCCTGTCGAGAATCCCGGCGACTGTATCCCGTTGGCTGTCACTAATTCACGCACCAAAACATTAAGCAGTTCCGCAGCCCCGTCCGCGCCAATCTTCGCGCCCGATTTCCCTGCGGAATACTTCCCAATTTCCAATGCCCCCCTCAGCAGAAGCGAGGCCAGTTCCGCCGCCCCGTCGGAAGATATTTGGCCGCCGGATTCGCCGGATGAAAAATTACCGATTATCAGCCCTTGGAGGAAAGTAATGATGCCCGAAGCGGTATCATCGTTTAACTTTGAAAGGAACTTCTTGGCCAGTTCTTTGTTGTTCTTTTCTATCCCTTCTTTTATCTCCTTGTCTGTCCTTAGCGAAGAATAGGCGTTTGTATCCGACGGCTCGGTTTCATCGTCCTTCTTTATCAAATACACATTTGTACCTGATGTTGAAGAGCTAACCTTTCCAGAAAAGTAACGGCTTCCGTTCAGTTTGATGGAATCTATCTTGTCTTCAAGTGCGCCAAGACGGGAATAGGAGGCACTTTCACCGATGGTATACACAGGAGAATCCCATGGAATGTCAAGTGCAAGTTCATAGCCAAGCACACGCATAGTACGGGGGCTTGGGAAGAATGAGGGGTTGTTGACCGTTACCTTCTGGCCTACATCGAAAGGACAAGGTGTTTCCTGTGCCTCATTACGTGCCTTTGACCAGTCTGACATGAGTTTGGCCGACACGGTGCCGATGTTGTTCCTGATTTTCTCGGCATACTTCTCTGCTTCAGATTTCAGTTCCTCTTCCGCTTCTGTGACAAGGTTCTCAAAAACATATTCCGTGTCGTATCCGGCCATGACAAATTCATTCCCGGCCTCTGGTTTCATTACCGTATCCGGCAAACGGCCCCCGTAGTCCTCGTTGGCAACTATTTCAAAGCATGTGGACGTATTGTCACTCTTTTCCGGAAGGAACGTAAGGCCGAATGTAAGTCCGGCAAGCTTTCCGGTTTGTAAGGTGATCGTAAGTTTCTCTGAAATCACATAGGAATTGTCGAACCCCACAAGCCCGGTGGTCTTGATGGTATACACCGGTACTTTCATTCCTGTGGGTTTCTTTTCCTCGCCTTCCGTGACATCAATCATTTCTTCTTCGACCGAAGATATGGAAAGCACCTTGCGTGGATAGACGTAATCGAAAGTCACGATGCCCTCTATCACTTCGTCTGGTGACATGTCGGGGTATACGTCTATATACGGTGTGCCTTCAGGAAGCATCAGCCTGCGTTGTACAACCCCGTTTACCGTAAGGCCGTCAACGTCGGAATTGAAATAACCAATGGGGATTTTCATCCTTACGAGATTTCCAATTTCCACTTTCCTCCCCTGTGACGAAGGCTCAAATTCAGAAATGTCACCACGAATACAAAGCTTGTTGAAAAGAATCTCGTTCGCGTTACCCTCAGAAACCTTGTATGATGGATTGAAAACAGCCTCATATTTATGGCTGTTATCTGTAAATTGCAAATATGATGAAGCTCTTTCACCAACAGATACAAACGTCTCAGCACCTTTTATACCAAGGAAACAATAACCTTCTACGTCTCCATTTTCACAATCAAACTGTATATTGATGATTATTCGTGAACAACCATTTGGAATGATTAATTGAGAATCTGGAATATTGAAAGTCTTTTCCGCAAAACCGTCAACATTTTCCTCGTAGTCTAATATGTGGTCGGACGATTTATCCGTGTATAAAAAACAACGGAATTTTTTAAACCTGTAAGGTATTGATGTATGCCTGAATGTAAATTGAAGACCTGAAAGAACGCAATTATATTCAGTACCATAAATCAATCTGTTAGTAGAATCAATATTTGCACTGTTATACAAATCAAATTGAAATACATTGCTTAGTGTTGTTCCTACACCAACCTTCATGTTTTGCCCTTGTTCTATAATGACAGGAAGGGAATGTCTGCTCCTTACAGAATCTCTAAAATATCCAACCACCAAATCTTTATCCAAATCAAGTGGTGCATAATTTTCTCCATTGACATTCAAGGAAACACCTGGTTCCTTCTTTACCGTGAACTCCAGTTTCTTCCGGTACCGGGATGATATGTTCTGCGTGGAGCCGAATGCGTATATGCGCGTGAAATATTCACCGCTGCTCTTGGACAGGCTCATGGTTTCTGCCTCTTCGCCAAGGCTTATTTCCACAGCTTCCCCATTCTCACAACGTCCGAAACGGATTTTCTTGCCCTCAATCCACCATTCGCAGTTTGCGGCTTCCGCAAGGACGGTAAGCGCATCTATGAGGTTGGTGTTGGAATAGTGCATGACCAAGGCATCCACGTTCACGTCATTGTCTATCTCATATTCATAGTCTTCACCGTTAAATTGGAATCCCCATGCTTTCAGGTTGCGCAGGAAGATGTCAAGATGGTATGAAAGTTGCGCCGTCAAATCCCATGCCGCCTCATTGCCTCCCGTTTCAGGGGTGTACTTGAAAACCTTGTTCTTCCACTTCATGTAAGAGGCTTCCATCTTCAACTCATAGTCATAACCGCCCGTGGAATTGTTGAAAGACGGCTTCTGTTCTTCTATGATTTCAAAGCGGCCAAACTCGCACTCTGTATGACAGCCGAGTTTGAACCGGACGGGATAAAGCAAGGAAAATTTGAGCGTGATATAGTCATCTTTCATCAACTCAAATTTTCGCTTGCTTCCTACACCTATCGGTGTGGACAAAACTAATACCTCGTTGTTATCCTTTATTTCTATCATATACCCAAAAGTAATGAATATTGCTCATGCTACATTATATTGGATAACCGATTTTGCAACAATCGGGCCATTGTCACAAATCTCCTCGATTTGCCGGGTTGGGTTCCTCAAATTTGGCTGAAAATTTTCCGAAACACCTGTTAAGGCTTAACCCATAAGATATATTTTTACCCAAGTAGACCAAGTTATAAACTTCACTTCCTAGTGCCGGGACTTTGATGGCCACGCCCCCTTTACCCAATTCTGTCAGGAATGCTTTTTTCTTTGTCCTATAATCAATTTCTGTGGTACCCGTAATGGTAAATGACAATGTCAATTCTCGGGAATCTAATTTGGCATTATCTGTTATCACGCGCTTGCCATGCTCCAACCGGCTTTCATTCTCAATGTAGTCTTTCATTGGTACAGGTGCATCTATTGAATCAAGGAATCCTTCTCCCATACATACACCCCATGTTGTCCAAGCATCTTTTCCGTTAATTAGTAATTCTCCTTTCATAATCTTGATGTGTTTCGTTTTACTTCTTCCATATCCTTTTGCATCTGTTTGATTGGCTTTACTATTTCACCTGTGTTCTCTCTGATTTGTTGAAGTTCCAAATAAGAATTGGCCAAAATTGTACGGGTCTCGTCGGAAATATTGTACATGCCGCCCATTTTGGACAACAATCCTGAAATCGAGCCTTTAAGTTCAGTTATGGCAATGGCCTGCTGTTGGTTGGCGTTCTCGATACGGTATCCCGTTTCCTGAATGGCCGTGAGCCTTCCGTTGGTCTCATCCACGCTTTCTTGGGATGCCTGTACCTTGACCGCGCTACTGGCCTGCCGGTCGGAAGTCACGCCTGACGTTTTCCACCCGAAATCGTTCATGAGCTGTTCCCGTTCGGCAAGCAACTTTTCAGCAAGTTCTTTCTGTTCTTGCCGTAGCCTTTCAGCTTCCTCCGGAGTAAGCTTGCCACCACTTTCTGAATCTGCCGCCCATTGGTTATACAGGCTTTCTATTTCGTCTTTATACTTGTTGGCTATAAGCGAAGAAAATATGGCTTTCTGCAAATATTTCTCGAAGTTGTCGGCAAATTCTTCGTTTGTTGAATCCAAGTCGGACAGCAAATCCACATATCCGCTTTTGAACTCGTCAAGGCCGATTCCGGTCAATGCCTCTTTTTCCTTTTGGGCGATTTCTTCCAACTGCTCCCCATAATCCGCTATGTTCTGGATGTAGTCGATGAACTCGCCGTTCACCTCACCCAATACGGACACAAGCCTTTCATCCGTCAATAGCTTCTCCATCTGTTCGGAAGACAAGTCCCACAATTGGTATTCAGCCGTTATCTTCTCTCCAACGAGGCCGGATATGCGTTCGTAATCTTCTGCGGTAAGACGGTCATTTATACGGTATCCAAGAGAATGGGAACCAGCACTACTTCCGCTTGAAGCCAACTGTTTGATGAGTTGCCGTTGACGCTCTATCTGTACATTGACAAGCCTTGCAGCTTCGTCGGCGGCTTTCTGCGCCTCGATGCCGTAATCAATGTCAATATACTCCATTTTCTTGTCTATGAGTTGGTCCCAAATGTCTATCAGGGTATCATATTGGGATTTCAAGGCTTCATATTCCGAGTAGTCGGCACCAAACTTTTCCTTGAAGAAGCCACCTATCCCTGATATAATTTTCATTCCGGCACTTATGGCGGCCAGTACTGTGGATGCTTTATCCAAAGCCGACATTTCCGCATTTATCGCCTTTATGGCACCCACCGCTTGTAATGAAGATGACGCGATGCCTCCGGCCAAAGAGATGATTTCACCGAATGTTCCCCCTACAGTATCTCCTATCTCCTCGAATACATCGTTCACATCGGTAAGAACTTTATACAGCTTGTCCCAATCCTTTGTGGACTTTCCGGGAGATACCTCTTCTTCTATCTTTTTCTTTTCAAGGGCATTTCTTAGCGTGTCCACTTTCGCCCTCTTGCCCGCCAAATCAGGATTGTCCGGGTCACTGATTTCCATGTTCATCATCTCCTGATATGCCTGATTAAGCAATTCACGGAGTTTTTCAAGTGACAAGTCAATTACGTTGTCAGCCCATGAATTAAAACTTTCCTCACGGGCGGCAAACTCATTGTTAATGGCTTTTAACGTTTCCTCTTCCTGATAATCTATTTCTTTCAACTGGGCACCGGAAGCACCGGCATTCTTATATCTTTCCCTTTCCTTGGCAAACTTTTCCCTCGTGGCATTGTACTTCGTGACATAGTCCTGATATTCAGAAAGGGAATCCTTATAAAAATCCGCTATTTCCATTTTCTGCCTTTCCCTCGTTTCCTTTCCCATAATGTCGAACGCGGATGTATCAACACTTACGGTGGAAGAATCAAATGCCTTTGTCTTATAGTTCTTGTCCTTGGACGCTTTCAACTTCTCCTTGGCATCAAAAGCCTCCTTTTCCATTTGTATGATGGCATTGGTGTAATCCTGCCGCTGTAGGCCAATCTCCTGCAACTCTTTTTTATGGTTGAGTTCCATTTGGGCTTTCTCTTTCTCAAAGCCTTCATCCATGGCATCTATCCGGGATTGGGCCACTTTATTCTCCAAATCTTCCTGTTGGCGGATGCGGTCTGTGGCATTCTTTCTTTCGATTTCAACAATACGTGATTGCTGATTAGTTATCTTATTCGTATTGTCATTCACTTTTTTATGAGATTCTTCAATACCAGATTTATCCAATTCTGATTTTGCCGCTTTTTCGTACCCTGCTGCTAAATCAAAGTAAGCATCACCAGCTTTCTCTGCGGCATCTGCCTCACTATTTAGTGATTTTATATTATCTCGAACAGATTGTTCGTAGTCTGTAACTGTGGCTCCTATAGTTCCTTGTGCGCCAGGTACTATTTTACGCCTACCATATATAGCGGCTTTAAGTCTATCAACTGCAGTTGGGCCTTCTTCTTCTAATTTATTTTGTTTTGTTTCTGCTTCATTTCTTTTCACTAATGCTTTTTCATATTCATCTGCCGCTAATTTTTGAGCAGCTGTGGCTTTAGCCCTTAACTTAAAAGCCTCTATGATAGCGCTTGTATTTTTGACAAAAGCATTCTCTGCGTCTTTTACTCCATTTATAGAGATACCAAGCTTATCAAATTCTGTTTTATTATCATTTATCCATTGCAATTGTTCTTTTTGAGAAGACAACTTTTTCCATTCAGATGAAAGTTTCTTGACCGAAAGAATATTACTACCATAACTTCCGTTATTTTTCTCCAAGGATTCATTTACTTTCTCCATTGCCTCTTCCGTAGACAATATTGCATCTTTGGACTTAAACAAATTACTAGTCCATTCCACAATTTCCTTACCATACATTGAAAGCACAGTTATCCCAACCATCATAGCTGTTTGCCAACTAAACAAAGACGAAACAAGCTGCTTCCATACCGGTACTCCTTTCTGTCCGGACTTCTTTAATTCCTCGTTGGCGATTTTTGCACGCTTTATCTCATCGGTCAAGATGGGAAGATTGTTCGATATAGCAAGAAAGAACATGTTAAGTCCCATTGTTGCCGCCGGAAGTTCACGTACTATCTGCTGTACAGACATATTAAGCCCGTTCCATCCCGAAGCATAGTTCCCTACATTGCGTTGGTGATTTCCTATCGTGGCATCCAACTCCTTTATTTTTGCGTCTGCCTGATTAATAGATGCAAGTAATTCCTTTCCGAAAGGTGATTTCCTTTCTTCTTCCGTCAGTTCACGATAAGCAATCTTCATGCGTGACAATGACTGTGAAAGCCCGTTCATTGAAGTAGCTGCGGTGTTGTCGAGCTTTACTTGGTTCATCAATTCCTGTCGGACGTTCGATAGTTCTGCCTTGTGCTTCAATAATGAGTTGTTGAGTTGCTCCAACCGGCGTTGCCGTGACTCCGTGACCGCATAAATACCGGTCTGATGTTTGGTCAGCTCCTTTATCTCCTTATTGATTAGACGTATGGTGTTTTGTTCCTCCATCATCCGCTTGATGTTTTGGGCACGTGTGCCGATGGCAGAATCAATCTCGGCTTTCAGTTCTTCGTATGCTTTCGCCTGCGCCTCGACGCTTGCCGTTTCCGCGTTGGTTGCCGCCGTGTTAGCATTACCACTACCAGATTGCGGATTCATGCCTGCCGCCTTTGAAAGCTGCTCCTGCGCCTTGATAATCTTTTCCGAAGCATCGTTTATCCGTTTGGTAGAAACCATTATTTTCCCCTCAGCTTCCGACACCTTTCTTACCAAAGCATCATATTGCCCCATAAGGTATTTCAACTGCGCTTCCATCCCCTTGGCAATATCAATGTCAACTTTCACATTGATTTGCTTCAATGCTTTCTTGACATTCTCTATCTCCATTCTTAACTGTTGAAGTTTCTGTATGTCAGATGATACATCTGTAATTATTCCTGCCATATATCATTTACCTATTAAATTCCACAATAAATAAGTACCCCTGTCTATCACGTCATAACCTTTGGACGAGACATAGCTTGCATATTCCATTCCGGCTACAAGGATAAACGCATATCCCATAGTTCCCCTTATTCGTGAACGGGCAAACTCCAAACCTTTGCGGCTTCCCTCTGAACCATCCCCGTACTTACCTTTAGCCCAAAAGGAGACATGCTTACCTGCCTTAGTGGTAAACTCCACCTTCTGCATGTTTTCGCCTCTTCCCTGTATCTTGTAGAAGCCGCCTTCACGTAGTATCTGCCCATTGTAAGCTATTACATAGCCAATGGAGCTGCGCAAGTTTCCCGTGATATTTTGGTAATTACCCTCCGCTATGGCTTCTTGTACGGCTTTCTCTCCGGCATCAGCCAAGCGATCCAAATAGACATCCTCCAATTGCCGTTCCAGTGCGTCCAGACCTGATATATCGCCTTTGAATTGCATTACTCGTCAAATTTTCTATTCTTGAACATGTCCTCATCCGACACTTCACGTAATACTTCGCCGAAAGCCACATGGAGCTTGTCTTTTTGCATGATTACCAAGTTGCGGTAGGGTATCTTATTCACCACTTCATCGTAAGACAAATGCAGATTTTCCATGAACGATGCGATTTGTCCCAGTAAGCAATCATTTCCTACTGTTTCGGTTTTGCTGTCAGATTTGCTACGTTCTTGGCTAAAGCCAACAGCTTGGAAAAATTTTCAGTAGAAATCAATGAATAAGCTTCTTCCAAAGCGTCACTCAGTTCTTTATCTGTCCCATTCAATAGCTCTTCAAACAGACTTTCGTCTCCTTGTATCAACCACGACAAGGCGTGTGAAAAGGCTTCTATATTGTCTTTCGATAAAAAAACTTCTTTAATGGTATCTCCTTTAATCCCAGAAAGCCAATAACCAGCTCCGGCAAGTTTTTTCATTGTTGGCGGCATAATTATATACGCATTCCCTGCTACTACCACTGTTTTAAAGTCCATATCAAGAATGGCACTTGTTACTATTTTTGCTGCGTTTTGTTCCATTGATAAAAACTTAAAAAGGGTAAGACAAAACATTATCGCCTTACCCTTAGAATTAAACATTACCCTGAAATCTCTACAAGAACAATCTTTTTGTCCACTGTCTTGCCTGCATCGGAAGGTTTGGTCTCTATTGTTCCCGACTGAGTAGTGTAACCGACTTTCGACACTTCATAGCGAACGGAAGTACCGGCGTTCACCCGCTTTGACTTTACCGTATCGCCGTCCAGTTTAACGGTAGCGTCGGAAGGCGTAGGGGTTACGGTGACGGTTGTTCATGCGGCATCGACTTTTTCCCCTTCAAACAAGTAATCTGATTTAACTCCTTCTGCCGGATTCGACATGGCAACAGCTGTAACGCCTAAGCCAATGTTCTTTTCCGCTTGTGTTCCTTTTGCAATAACGGCAGCATTGGTAAAGACAATATAATTGCCTGTTTTGGTTTGTGCCACAATACCCAAGTTAACAATGCCAGGCGTATCAGAGGAAGCCCAACCGGCATCTGTGTCAACCTTTTCTCCGCCTTGCAAGGCAACCTTATCGTCAAAAGTCCATTCACCCATTGTAAATGCGATGGTTTTTGCTCCCTTTTGGGTAACATCACGATAATAAATTTCCCCGTTCAACTCATTAATGTAATCAGTATAGGTAGGGTCATCCTCCGTGTACTGCCACGTGTCTTGGTGGGAGTTTTTGACTTCTGTCATTTCACCAATCAGAGTTTTCAAACTTGTTTTTGTCACGGCTTCATCTATCACATCGCCGTACCAAATCTTTTTAATTCCTATAAATGGCTTCATATCAGTTTACATTTAGCACTTGAAACAAAATTCTAACATTCACATAATGACACTTCAAAGCTGTGTCCGCTTCCGTTCCGATAGAATCAATCGAATAATAGTAGCTTGACCCGTCATATTCCCCTACCACATCATCCAAGACCTCCTGCACTTTCCGTTCCAGTTCCTGTAAACGGATGAGGTTTGCTTTACCTCCCAAGTCCGGCACACAAAGATTCACTTCCACAAAGCCTTTCTTCCAATAGGTTTCAGGAGATTGGGTTTTGGTACGAATAATCACCCTTTCAGAAGACAGTTCCTTATCCTCGTCAGGGATGTTGCCCGATTGGTAAACCTCTATGCCGAAAGCCTTGCAATCCCGGTAGAGTATGTTCGCTATGTCGGTCGTTACTATCATTTAATCAATTCTTTCAATCGTTTCTCTGCATACAAAGCCCCTCCACTTCTTACCCTGAAGCCCTTGCTTTCCACATTAGAGGCATAGTGATAACCTTTGGGACTTTCTGCATCGTTATACAAAATCAAACTACAATCTTTTTCAACCTTATGCTTATTGGACTTGCGGAGCGTGCCTGTACGGTTTTGATAAGTTCCATCTTTCACATCGTAGTCATCAGCTTCATTGCCGACTTTATCGACTGTTTCGCGCACTTCGTTTTTTCCTTGCTCTTCAAAAGCAGGAAAATCCGACCAATCAAATTTGACACTTACCCTAACCATATATCACAACGCCCTTTCAGTTCCTCCGAATAACACTCGGCATTCTTGATTACCTTGCCTTCTCCTACAACCTCTTTTGTTTCCTTATTCAAACATCTTACCTTTGTGTCTAATGCCAGTTTCTTTCCCTCATATACCACATGGTAGGAATAAACCCACAGTTTGCCGTTTACCGACACTTCCTGCTGTTGGGAATTGTCATGGCAAAAGCATTCGGCCAGTTCATCCCACGATTCACCGCCAGTACCAGATATCGGTCGCCCGTACTCATCATTATCCGGTGGTGTCACCGTCCTTACCACTAATATGTGAGGTGCTTCGTCTAACATTTTATAAGAAAATTACTTTAGGTTTGTCCGTATTCAGTTCATCTTTCAATCCATATCGCTTGCACATCAGGAAATAGTAATCTTTGATACCTTGAATGTCCCATGATTGCGATTTGGAGTGCCCGTTTTCCGATACGGACTTGGAACTACCACGAAGTAAAAGGGTAGGGATAAACTTTGTCATACCTACCGAAATCGGTTGGATATTGTCTTCGTTTACCTCATCCTCCCCGCTTATCTTCGTGGGCAAAAGGATTGTAAGGAGATTGGCATCGCTCAAAGCAACGCCAAAGTCCCTGAAGGTCTGCTTTATGTAGTCAGATACTTTCATTATCCTAATGCACTCAAATCGGCAATCGCCATCTTGTTAGGAATCTCAATATTCGGAATCGCTTCCATTCCATATTCCATAAAACGACCTTCCGAGTTGCGGTAGGATGAAATAAACATCTTTCCGTCCTCCGCTTCGGTATAAGTTCTACCCGGAATGCGGTCAATCATTTCATAAGGACGTTTCCACTTCATTGTTCCCAACTTCTTGCGTGGGTCAATAGCAGGGAGGAATGAAACCTTATCGTCAGGAACGGCATTTACCATTTCATCCTCTGACGTTTGAATCCATTCTTCCTTGATTCGGATTCGGAACGGAATATCAACGGCACCCAAATAACGGTTTACCATTTCGGTAGTCACCATATTACCCGAATTAAACTCCATATCACCGAATTTCATCGTGTATTTGCCCAAGAACTCCGTAGAAGCGGCAATACGCTTGTTGAACGTGTTGCGGTTCATCTCAGCAATCGCGAACGCATAACCTTTAGTACGGAGTTTCTCTACAAACTCTGTATTCATCCAAGTGATGATATTATTCTTATCACCTGAAGTGGCTTTCTTCGTATAGATAGGCAAAGTAATATCCGCAATAGAAACACCCTTCTTGTTTTCCTTGCCATCAACCTTGCATTTGCCGGTAAAGCGCAAACTTCCCAGCATCAAGTCGAAGCGTTTCATCGGAGCCAACAAGCACTGGCGGACATCATCAACCAAGAAATTGACGATTTCATTCAGCTTAATATCTCGTGCTTCTGCCGAACGTGCCTCGTTGAACTCGTCAATAAGAATTTGCAAACGTTCCAAACGGGTATTATCCATTTGGTACGCGTCACCCAAGCAAGCCACTTCGCCATAACCTTTAGACAGCGCATGACGCTTTCTCAAAGGCTTGTTTGCATACCGGTCAATAACCGTACCGGCAATGACACCGACAACAGTTCCCATATAGGTTTTAAACGTACCATCAGGATTTGCCTTGTCATATACAAGGTAGTCCTTCCAAAAGACTTTATCCATGTCAAGCATGGAAACGATGGTACGGTCAATTACCGACTTCATAATTCGGGAACTCCCGAGAAGCATATCAATCGTTAGTAACATTCAGACCTCCTTTCGTTAAATAAACATGAATCTATCACCTAAAGCCTCTTTATCCTCCTCCGTGAAAGGAATATAAAGTTCATCTTCCAAAACACTGAACACACGGCCAACAAAAGCTATCGTATCCTCATCATCCATCTTGCGCCAACCAAAAGAAGCGAAGTTTGCTGTATATTTGGCTTTTGCATCACTTTCCCCTTTTGCTTCGGGAAGGACTGTTCCTGCCTCGATAGCCGCTGTTAAATTTTTCGATGCAGTAATTACATCATATTCCTCATTAGAGGTATCTACACTCTTGACAGTGATGACATTCGTACCATCAGACAAAAGCATTCCGGCTTTGACGAACTGGCAAAACTTATTCTTTTTTATTTTTATTGTCGCACCTGTCGTTTCTGCTTTCTCCAAAACTTTTACACGAAGGCAAACACGAGCCTTTCTCTCAACCTTATCACGGTAGAGTGGCGCAAGTTCAGGCAACCACCCTTGTGCCGGAAGATTGGATTTATCCAAGTCCATACCACCATCATTCAAGCGATAAATGGTACTTTCATCGCACACTTCATGTTCAACGGGTGGCATATCTTCATCCCATTTAATTTTTCCTGACATAAACTAATTTTTAGCTTGTTCAACAATTTCTTTTGTTCCCTTGTCAATTGTGGCGACTATCGAGTCAATATCATCAGTCGGTTTCGGGTCTCCACTGTCGGGGAATACACTTTGTAGCCCTGCATTGACAAACGTCTGTTTTGCGTCCTTCATGTAAGTGTCTAAGTCCGCATCGCTCGGAATGTTCAACATGGGTACAAGTGTTTCGGGAATGCCATATTCCTTTGCCTTTGCAGAAACCTGCGCATTACGCTGTGCTTGTGCGCGCTCCTGTTCGTAACCGGCAAATTTTTCAGAAAGAGTTTTGTTGGAATCAATCAAAGCTTGTGCCCAAGAAGGGACATTATCATTTTTATCATCCTTTTTTTCGTCTTTCTTTTCTTCTGGATTCTCGATTGGTTTACCGTCTTTCAGTCCATGCTTCTTCTCGTAGTTGGAAACAGCGGAAGTCTGTGCTTGTCCTGCACGGAAATCACCATAGTTTTGCATCACGTCCTGAAAAGAGATACCCTCAACAATGGAGTTTACCTTTGTTTCGTCCGTTACACCCTCTGCCTTTTTGGTGGCGATTCGGGTCAAAGTGGCAGTGTCCGTACCCGGAAACTTCGTTTGCAGTCCTGCCAAAATCATTTCAAATATTGTCATACCGTATGAGCTTGATTAATAAAATCCTACGGTAAAATTACAGATGTGGAAGAGAAAAAAGAAATTTAGGGAAGAATAATACGTGACAATAGCGGGATTGTCATGAATTAAATACAAAGAAAGCGCGAAACCGGGTGGAATCGCGCCGACAATACGGAGATGGATAAGATGTCTATAGCTTTACATTCAATTCTTGATTAGTCAAACAGTAATACATATTCTGTAACTGATGTAAGAAATGAATGGATTTACTTATGCGGCAACAACAATTTTCATTGTCATACAAGTAAAATCCTTCTTTAGTTTCCTTTAAATAGCGTAAATCAGGCGACCAATACGAATCAAATACATTTTCATAAACAAAGCCGCATTTCTCCAAAAGCTCTGATGTCAAAGGGATAGGAGACAAATCTTTAGTAGAAACACATTCTACTTCTCTATAACAAGGCAATGGATTGCAATAACATCCGCATACAAGATTTTTATCAAATTCATAAGAATAAAAATTGCCATTTAAAGACAGCTTTTTAACCTTAAATAATTGAGAATTTAAGTTTAAATAATTCCCTATTCTTAATTCTTTAATATCCACCATAGTAGCTTATTTTATCGCAAATATATGAATAATATTGGTAAACCGGAAAAGTATCTCAAATATTATTCAAAATGTCAGTAGTCCTATTTTACAGGTTGGTTGCTTTTACTACTGAACTTTGATAGTTTTTCCTGCTTGGAGATTTCATTTTGCTGTTTCTCGGCTTGCTCCTCCTTTATCTGCTCGACCTCATCCAGCACATTATCTATATTTCCAACGAAAGTGATAGCGCGCTGCTGTGACCATAATTCTCCGTTCTTGGCTTTCAATGCTGTGTCTATCTTTTCTGAAAGGTTTTCCAATCGGTAAGGTTCTATTTCCACGTTGATGTCTATCGTTTCGGCTGCTTTTTCAAGACTGGAATTGACAGAACCAAGCGCGGACACGAGGAAATTAACACGCCTTTGCATGAACTCGCCGATTACTTCCGCCAAGTTCTCCACATTCAGGTGGGTGGAAAGAAATACATAATCAAAAGCCACACCAGAAAGAACGTTCCCGCTACCTTTTATTGCATCAAAAGATATTCGCGGGGTATTTGTGAGCGCATACATTTGGTTTATTAACGTTTCAGCTTCGTATTGGACTGTCGTAGGAACTTGATTCCACGTCAAATACTGTGCATTTGCCCCTTGCCCTGTCAGTTCCACGACACGGCTCTTGAACTCTCCCGAAAAGTTTTGCACATCGCCGAACAGCATCAGAATCGGGAAGAAATGATAGTCTATACAGTCGGCATAATTGGATAACAGTTTCTCCAACCGTACACGAAGTGTTTTTATCTTCTCGCAATAGGCTTCCGGACGATAGCAATATAGAATAGGTAACTTCTTAAACCCGTGTTTGAACGAGGAAACGAGTTTCCAACCATCGGAAAGCTCCCATTGGTAAACGGAATCCGCCGTGATGGTCATAAAACAAGTAATCTCCATGTCATCCAAATCCTTCTTTTTATACTCGCGGGAGAAAGCCACTAAGTTATTGCTATCGTCGAAGAAGGGATAGAGCTTATCTCCTCTGAAAGGCGACCATATCACACTTTTCAGGCGATATTCAGGAGCAGATGCGCCGAAAAGATTAGCAATTTTCCGTTTCAGCTTTGCCCAAAAGCCGTCGTCTTTCACCACGTACCAATATTCGGCACACTCCTGTTCGGAAAGCCACGAGCGCACGATTCGCTTGTTCTGATACTTGATTTTGTTCTTTTCCAACACCTTTCTCAGGGCAGAAAACAATCCTTGTTCGTTTTCTTCCGGTTCGCAGTTCATCTTCGGCTCCGTGCCCACAGTGAAAGCGGTCTGAATATTCACAATGTCCTGTTCAATAGGCAGAGCGATGCGGTTAGGCTCCACATCCTTTGTTTTTTTCGGGATAGTGGTTGTCTTGCCTGTCTTTTCATCATAGACCTCCTTCTCCTTTTCGACCGTGATTTTAATCTTTGGGTATTTTTCCGTGTCCGTGATTATCTCATGGCGGTTAGGATTCCAGTCGTTGTACAGCTTCACCGCATCGGGAAGCTCCGTCTTGCGGCCTTTTTTCAAATAGGCTATCTTTTGGTCTATATCCTCAATTCTTAAAACTTCGTCTATCGTTCTCATATATCAATATTTTTAGTGTGCGAATATTCCTGAATTATCCCGTGGTTTCTGAATCTTACCTAATATCATGCCATATACATAATAGCGGAAACTATCACATAAGTGGTCATCCTGTTCGTCTGCCGGTTGGTTTACATAATGCCCGTCTTTATCCTTGTCCCAAACATAGTTTCGTAATTCGTTCATCAGATTGTACGAGCGTTCGGTGACGAATATGTTAAACTCCTTAGCCTTTTCAATACCTGCAATGACAGAGCCTTTTCCTTTTTCAACCGGATATATACGTATTCCTGCATTATGTATTTCTTGAATCAGACGAGGGTCGGCGCTATCGGCAATGACTTTCATCCCTTGATAGGGTCTAAGCGTCTGGATAATATCCTTTGTGAGCATCTGTGTTTTATAACATATCTCGTCAATGTACAAATCATTATCCATCACCCCACACATTACGATTGCTGTTTCATCATGGGTAAATCCGAAGTCTAACCCTAATGCAATCTTCTTGCACCATTGAGGAATAGACTTTACGACACCCCACTTTTTATAAATTGCCCCCTCTGCCACATCAGCCCAACGTCCGATAACCGTATGAGCATACTTTTCGGGATTCTCCGCTTTCATCTGTTCCACTTCTTTGATGAATTGGGGAGAAAGATTGTCGATGTTGTCGAAGTAGGTCGTATGGATGTGGAGCACGTTCGGATGAGTGGAAATCTGCACCGGCACCCCGTCAATTTCCACTAACTTATGCGAGTTTTCGATGTATTTTTTATAGATGAAATGATTGGAATCGGTCGGATTCATAATGATGATAATCCGGTTCTGAATCCCTTTTTGGCGAATGGAAAGCATGATTTTGTCAAAGTCTTGCTCGTTCGTCCATTCTTCCGCTTCATCGCAGACAAAAGTCGTAATGCCGTGAATGGATTTCAACTTTGCCGTCTGATTGCCGGAAGAAGTCTTGATACCACGGAACATAATGCGTCCGCCGCTGAACATGTTTACTATATCCGAACGAGTAGTTTTAAAATATTTGCTTCCACCGTCTATGTCTATCTTCTCTTGTATCTCCGGTATAATAGATAGGTTGGCTGACACCATTGTATAGCGACAATACAAAATACTGTGGGCGAACGTGCGGTCTCTTGACTGTTCAAATGTAAGCCGCTCAATAAAAGTAGCCGCATTGAACGATTTTCCACTACCTCTACCTCCAGTTATGAGAATGATAAAGTGTTCCGTGTCTTCATAAAGCGGAATATAAACGTTTTGTGGATCTATTTGAGGGACTGATTCAATCATCACTATTCTTTTTTATCCATTTATCAATACTGATACTTCCATGTTCCATTGTCTGTTCGCTGTCCGGGGAAGACACAGCACGTCCAAACAAACGGTCTTCCATGTCGTTCAAGACATCGGTCACTCCTTTTGCCGCATTTCTTTTTAAGCCACGCGCAAGGATAAGCACCCACATCGGGGTATCGTCCTTGCCGATAATCGTGTCAATCTCCTGCGGGGTACATTGAAGGAGGTATAATTTTACTTCGTTCCATTCCTCACGTGACACGTTGTAGGCTTTCTTGGCTATGGTGTACAGCTTTGGCTTCCTGCCGCTTTTGGGCGGCTGGCGTTCGCTCGTGAAGCGTGTTTCCTTTCCATACTTGTATATATCATCTCTCCCTGCCATTTCAACCGTTTTTCAACCGATTTTTATACTTTTTCAATTATTAATGTTACCTTTGCATTTGTAGGATGCACGGGTCGGAGTAAGGGTGTCCCCCGTCTGATGATGTTGTACGACATTGCTCTCCCTGACAGCACGCTCGAACTACCGCGCGTGCTTTTTTATTTGTTATGTTTATGCCTATGTACATTTCCTTTGTCTGAAACAACTATAATTCGTTTGAACCGATAGGAATTTGCATCTTCATAAAGTCTTATGCCTTGTTCTACTGATTCACGAGAGAATGCGCCTCCCTTTGAATAAACCAATGCAACACTCGCTCTTTTATCTCGTGCATGAAACAAGGCGTTGCGTATGGTGTTCGCTCCATCTTTTGTTGGTGTTCTTTGTTCAAACGAGACTTTAAACAGATAGCCATCGGGAGTTTTTACACCGTGCAATCCTGTCACTTCATTCTTCAACGTCACCTTATACCCTTTATCTGCAAGAATGCGTGCCGCCTCCAGTTCTTCGGGCTTATGACGTGCTGTACTTTTCTCAATAGCCACGTAGCCGCCACCTTTACCCATTTCCACACTGGAATACTTGCCACTGGCACGCATGGCGGCTACTTCCGCTTGCCTTTTACGATAGGTGGAAGTTCCTTGTCGATATGTACGCACACCGCCCGAAGTCTTTGCCATAATCACTGCTTATTTTCTCTTTCCGCTATACGCTCATAATATGGGATATTAAATAACACACCGTCGAGTATGGTTTCCCCTTTCAATTCTGCTTCTACTTCATCTTTGAGTTCTTCAAGTTCGGATGGAGTTAAATCACTTTCTATAAATCCATATTCATCAAGTTTCTCCTTGATTTTCTTTTCTACTACTGATTTTTCCATATTGCAATTCATTTAAATTAAAATATAAAGATAAGAATCATTTCCTTTTATGCGAGTATTTCCATCCAAATTTCTCTGCTACACGTTTATTTATTTGATTATAATAACTTGCGTTAGCTCTATCGTATGACGTTTTTGTGCGACCAACTCTATCAAGATATTTATCCATCTCTCTCCTTACTTCTTTTTCTGCTTTATCATAAGCCCTTTTTACCTGATTCGGTGATACACCCCAACCATTTTTAGGTCGTTTTACAGAGAATGTATATGTAGGTGTAACAGCCCTTATTTCTTTGAGATTCGCGCCAACTGCGAATCTCAAATCTTGATGGCTAAAAGATGTACCAATAGCCCTAATGCCTGTTTTCCCTAATGCACTTGGGTGATTGTGTGTAAATACGGAATCTTTCAACTTTGAAATTTCGTTGCTAGTCATTCTTACAGAACGAGAGCCGCCTTTCTTATTTAGCAACAAATTCCCTTTACTATCGTATGCAACCGCCGTTTCATATTTATTATTCCTTATGGTTGCCTCCGCTACCGCTATTGCTCTACTTTGTTTACTGTTAGACTTACTGCCACCGCCTCTTACTCCTCCTGATGTCTTAGCCATTTTTACCTCCTTTCTTGATTTGTTTCACCCTGTTCGCTATGAACTGCTCCACATAAAGCACATTGTTCTGCAAGCACAGTTCACGTATTTTTTCACCGCCGCCGTAAACTATCATGTTCGGCTTGTCAAGCCCTGATATTTCACGGGCGGTTTGTATTTCCATCTTCAAGTATTCCTGACGGTCGGCGTAACCGCGTGTAGCGAAAGCGTTGTAACCGTCGGGGATGCCCAAGCGGTTGTACTTGTAGAACTTCTGCGACACGTTTAAATCGGCATACACTTTTGCACCGCACTCCTGCCAAAAACGGGCTATCCAACGCTTCATGTAGATGAACTGCAAACCGTAGGCTATCGGCGTGGTGTCGAACAAGGAGAGGTTAGGCTCTACCATTTCAGTGCATCCACTATCCAATACCGATACGGGATTGTTCCAGATGTTTGTGAAGCGGTAATCCTCTACGTAGAAATGATAGGTGGATATGCCTTTCTTTGCTCTTGTGTCCGCTCCCCATCCGGAAAATGGCAGAAGCAAGCCGCTTGTGGGCTGTCTGTCCAATCTTAGTGTAGGGATGTCAAACTCGTTATCGCTGTCATAGATACGGTCTCCCAACATGGCGGCAAAGAAGTCGGGCTTTTCTGCCTCCATTTCGTTCCGTGCATCTTTGGTTGGTTGGGCTTTCTTCTCCTTTTGGGGTTCTTGCCATACATCAAATCCCCAATCGTCCAGTTCTTTGCTGTTCCATTCATTTGCTAAAGCGTCCCAATCATTCTCGCCAAACGGGTTATTGTCCTGTATAAGCATTTGACGGAGTCTGTCCACAGGCATGTCTTCGGGCAGCACGCAACAGGGTACTTCTTTCCATCCCAAGTGTTTGTAGGCTTGAAGCCGCATGTTACCACCGATAACAACATAATTTCCTTGATAGGGGTAGACAAGAATATCTCTTGCTTCCGTCATTTCAGGAAGAGACTGGATAGAACGGCATAACTTCCGGAACTTCTCGCCTTTAATGAGACGTGGATTTCTCGGAAGTCCTTCTATTTGTCCTTCATTAGGTAAAACTTTCTGTATATCTATCTTGGTTCTTTGCATGAAAATACCTTTGAGAAAATGGTATTCCCAAAGGTACTAATACTATAAAATACAATGGAATAAATTAAAATCTTATTTGTGACAATCACTGCGTTGTTGTAAAATACTTGTTTTTGATACACAAAAAAGAGGTATATTGATAACGTTTCAAACTTAACCTATTAGGTCAATAACATTTTTCAATGTTTCATCTTCAATGTTTCGGTAACGGCTGAAAGCTTTGCTTCCTTCGACATGGCCGGACATCTTGCCTATGATATTAGGGTCACTCACTTTTCTATAAGCATTTCCAACGAAAGTACGCCGGGCTATATGACTACTTGCAATTTCATTTATTGGACGCACCTCAATTTCTCCAGTCCTTGCATTGCGTATTTCAACATTACGTGTTATTCCTGAAATGGTAAAAATCTCCTTTATGGCATCATTGTATTTTTGTGGAGAGATGAAAGGGAACAAGCGGCCTTTTTTGTCAGTACCACGGTATTTGCCTATAAGTTTAATGGCGTTTTCATGAAGGGGAACACGTGCAACAACTGCCTGTTCACCTTCATCTTTCGTTTTATGTGGTGTATAAGTCAATATTCCATCAGTAATGTTCGCTTCCGTAAGCTTCACCAAATCGCTGACACGGCATCCTACGAAACAATGGAATATGAAAATGTCACGTTGTATTTCAAGATGTCTGGTCGGCATAGGGGTACGAGCTATCAAGTTGCGTTCGTCCACGCTTATATAATAAGGCGTACCATATTTTTCTGTTCCGATTTTAAAACCGTCAAATGGCCTGTTTGATGTCTTGTCACTTTCATAAAGCCAGTTGAAAAACGCCTTTAATTTTTTCATTAATGTGATGACTGTATTCTCTCCCCTTCCTTTAATTTCGCTTTTACCTTTTTCTATGTTTGAGGGATAACGTTCCAATAGTACTTTAAATGTCTGCCTATACTCATTTGCAAGGTTTTCTTCATTTCTTAAATAGTCCATGAAGTCACCAATATTTTCTTTTGTAACTTTATTTATATCAAAAACAAAATCCTTTCGTTCTTTCTCTGTCGCGTTGATAAACCCTTCATACCTGGCTATAGCACGAATTAGCACACGGATTCCCCTTATGCGTCCGTTACTGAGGTTCTTTTTTAACAGATATTCTTCCCAAAGGTCATACACGCTTTTTTCTGAGGATTCTTGTTGGTAACGTTCGGGATGAAGATGTTTTTCTACCACCTTTTTCAACCAATCACCTGTCATGTCTTCCTTTCTCACTGTTTCTTCCTCGTGTGCAATGGCAGATAATATCCTATCAAGTTTTTCTTTTGCTTCATTATGCCATTTTCTGACATCAGGAGCAATAATCTTTTTCCGAGACATATCCACTCCTTTTTCGGGAGAAAAGAATACAGGTATAATATACACCTCTGATTTTGCACGCAACGTTACGACTTTATCTCCAATTCTATTATTAGCGGAAAGCATTATCTCACTCATTCCACCCATATTTATTTTGGAAGACAATCTTAATAGTATTTTCATTGTTGTTTTTTGCAAAGGTATAAAATTGCCTACTAATTTGCCTACAAAAATGCAAATAAATGAAGTCGAATAATAGTGTATGAAATTGCAAAGTTCTATATTCTATTGTTTATCAGTATTTAATGTATTTATTTATTCTATATGTTTTTAAACAATAATTATTGTTATATTCCCTCCGGGGTCACGAGAGGAAAGTCCTTAACAATCTATGGATTGTGGAGGACTTTTTTTATGTTTTGTATTAGGGTCTTTTTTGTGTTTTCGTTTTCTGCTTTCCAACGGATTCAGACTAAAAAAGATAGCCGTCTTTCACAAGACAGCTACCTTTACATTAACCTAATTTCAATAATGAAAAACAATTCTTATTCCGTTCATGCTCGCTTGCATGATTGCTCTCTTAGTAAGAGAGCAATGAGTGCTTTCATTGCGCTGATTTATAGGGGGTATGTCTTCGGATGGAAAGATTTCATCAACATTTGGAAGCGTTTGCGAACGAAAAAAACAATCCTATATTTTGCAGGTTCGCTGATTTTTCTTAATTTTGCCGATGAAGAAGGTTTTTTATTCCACTTGTATATCTCTTACTAA